GGCATAGCGACGCATGACATCATGTCCTTCTGCGGTCGCTAGGTCAACTTCAATACCATCCATGATACGTACCGAGTCAGTCAACTCAAATACACTACGGTATTCTTCTAAGATGTGTAGACGTTTATGCTGTTGGGCATTCCAGAACCCTCGCTCAAAATCTTGTAGCGGAAGCCAATCAAATACACTATAAGTCATGCCGTCTGTTCGAACATCGGTCTTGCGTTGTGCCTGTTTCATTAGGGCTTGGAAACTTTCTCCAATGATCTCGCCATCCAATACAAATCCATGTGGGCACGACTGAAATAGTTTGGCAAACTTGTTTTTAATATCTTCGATTGCTTCCACAATCTGCGGAAAGTTATCAAATGGTTTACCATTGCGACTGTATAAGTTAACAGTAGTCTTGGTCACTACTGCCAACACACGCACACCATCTAACTTTTGTTCAAGTCGCTTGATCCCAGTCATCTTGGCCGTATGCTTTTCACTATCTGTGGCCAACTGACAAGTAAACACCGGAATCTTCCACTCGGTATTGCCAAGTACCTTGTTCAAGGTCTTTTCACTGATGCCACAGCGCAGATCTTTGATAATGACTCTGCGGCATAGGCTGTTCCACTCCACGCTGTCAAACTGCTCACTCATAAACTCGATAGCAGTTTTGGCATTGTGTCCTGTGAGTGTTCTAAGGCGCAGACCTTCCAACATGGCCCAGAACTTTGGCCACGGATTAGGTTTATGTTCTAACCCCTTGGTCTCAGGAACTTTCTTTACACCAAACACATAATAGGGGTTGTAGGCTTGGTAGCAGTTGAACAAGAAGCATTGGGCATTTGATGACCCTAATTTGGAGGCCATCAATGCTTTTTCAATTACTGATTCTTTGTGTAAACGGCTGTCGCTTGCTTCTAGGTCTCGAATCCAGTCTGCGGCCACTTTGATCTCATCAAATTGAGCACCGGTAAAGTCTATGGTGTTCATTTATTTACTCGATCAGTTAGCGACTGAAACTTGTCCGATTACAGCTCCAGGCTTTTTCAATGCTTCTTCTCGACGTGCCTTGTATTCAGCATTCTCCACTGGCATTAGATTAAGTGTAGAGCTAGTACCATTTGGTTGTACTACACTAATCTCTTGACCTCGTTGTGGAGCAACTGGAGTAACTTCTACTGGCTTCTTACCGCCAGTAACTTCATCCAGCTCTTTGAATGCTTCTGGAGCACGAGCTTGTGCATCTTTGGTAGACTTTAATACGTTCTTGTCACCAAGTGGCAGTGTGACCAACACATAGCTACGGATGCGATTGCCTTCTGAAACATGTTTCATTTCCACAGTTTCTACACCGGTGATGTCTACGTCGGCACACATGCTACGGATTGCCAACTCACTTTGATCTACACCAACATCGCCTGAATCGGATTTAAAAATCTTGGTCTGCTGACGGATCTTACCGCCTGCGGCTGTACAAATTTTACTGTAGGCAATGGCCTTGGCTTTGATATCAGCAAATCCAAAATCGCTTGATGTAGCTGTGCCGTTTTCAAAGATATAGCCAGGTGCTTTCGGCAACTTGCTCATCCAAACCGGAGCCTGCTCAATAGCTGAACTCATCTGTGCGGTCTGCACACTGTTCTGGCCCGAATACATAGCACTATAATTAGTACCACTGGTGCCACACGCTGTCAAAATACCTGTTACTGCCACTGCGATTGCTAATTTTTTCATTTCATTCCCCTTGGGGTTAAGTTACGATAACAATATATTACTACAATCCTTACCATTTGTCAACCACTTGCCACTCATTGCCATTTACTTGACAAATAATACCCTGGCGTTGTAGTAGGTCACGACCAGGATGTACTTCGGGTTCAATGAACCATCTGCATTGTGCAGTTCGGTATGCGAAAGGTTTAGGAAAATTTGGATGTGGTCGCACTTCGCTTTCACGAACCATTTCTCCACGCTTAACTACTCGCACCTTTATTTCGGGTCGGTCATTGCATACCATATTTTGTTCCACGGCCATGTTGCCACCATTGGCCCGACTTAGTATTTGTATGCGCCCAGAATCAACGGCACCGGTACATAACTCTTGTTCACTCATTGACCTTGGACCAATCCGTTCGCCCTCGGCCGTAATCCAAGCACCGTTTACCTGTGCTCTAAAAGTCACTATACACTTGTTCTGTGTTGGACTAATAGGAACTACGAACGGATCAATATCAGCCACTGCGGTAATTGACATTGTGGTTTGATTGGTCACAGCCGATCTAACATAGCAGTCAGCTTGAGTTGTACCGGCCATGGTCAAGGCAATAATTAGAGTTGTTTTACGGAACATGATGATCTCAAGGACCAAAGAGCATTTTTCATGCGGCCGTAAACTCTACGGTCTTCCAAGGTGGTAGGTCGATCTTTATAATACTCATTGTAGTCATTGATTTCTTTGGTCAAGTAATCAATTTGATTACGAGCTTGGGCACAACTGGCTATAAAGTTTACCATGTCTGGAGGATAATATTTCTTCTCTGGTTGGCTTGCACAACCAACCATACAAATTACGGCAAGGAAAAATATGACTCGCATAGGTCCTTTGCTTGGTTTTGTTGATGTTGGTATTCTCGCTTCAACCAATATTTGTATTTGGTAAAATATTGTTTAGCGTCATAGCATAACGGCTGACCATATGACTCAAGCTCATCCTTGTGCTCAAACCATTTTTCATTACACCAATGTCTAAAGGCACTGGATTTCATTTCTTGTCCATGATATGTTTAATTACAGCATTGGCTTCTGGAAAGCCATTGCGTTCTTTTGATGCAACTGCCAATTCAATCATTTCTTGTTGGGTTTGGTCTAGACCAGCTACAAAACTCATAATCTGATCTTTGGTCAACACCTGGCGGATAGACATGATTATATCTTTTTTATTAGAATCCATTACGCTGTCTCCTCATCACAGTCGCGGGCAAAAATACGGATCACATCTTCGTGGGTCACATAGTCTTTGAAATAGATGTAAGTGTCCTCGATACTACGACCACGGGCCTGCCATTCCATGATTTCAATTTCAATGTTTTTATAAAAGCCCATTATTGAACCTCCCCATAGGCCTGTGCATCAGCATCGGCTGACCAACGAGCATACTCTTCTGGGTCAATGACGTCGTTAAACTCGGCCTCGTCAATGATCCAACCCGCGATACGCAATTCTTCACGCCCACTGTAGGTTTTTTTCATTGCATCCATAGTGTCATGGATACGATTGATCTGTGATTCTAACCACTCACGGTTGTTCCAGTCTTCGCTACTGCCAAGAGTGCGTGGGCGGAAACCGTAGAAGTCTTTATGGAAGTCAGAAAAGTAACCTTGCAATTCTTCTACATTATACTGGGCTAAATGGTTCTGTGTCATACCTGCTCCTTATTATTAACTATACAACTATTATAACAAATTGGGCATTTCTGGTCAACCTAGCTGTTTACAGTAGCAAACGGGCTAAAATCTTCAGTTTTTTGGTGTTGTTTTTCCGCAACAAAGTCAAAAGCATATTCGCCGGTGCTGAGTATTTTAGGACTCACTTGCACACGACCCACTCCGTAGTTTTTACTCAACATATGAAAAACCCGACGGGCTTCTTTTTCGTTGATGCTACCTACAAACAAAGTGCCATTATAGAATTGGGCCAAATCGTCTTGTTTAAGAGTATCAGCTACTTGATTTAATACAATTGATTCAAATCCCATGGTCTGCTCCTTTATTTTCACTATACATACATTATAGCAAATTGGGCATTTTGGGTCAACCTTTTGGTTGTGGCTTTTTTACAACGGTTATTGAACCACTGCATTAGCCGCTTGAGCGGCAGTATATGTTGAAGGAATTAAGTTGGCCTGTACCAGTGGTGGATTTGGATTTGAGGGCACTAGGGTATTGGTTTGTATTCCAGCGTTGCCTAACCGTGCTAGGTTAACGCCTTCTCTAAGAGTGGCCACTACAGCCTGGCCGGTAAATGTGCTGATGTTGGCCACACCTTCCCAGAACTGTGCCATGCCTCCGGATTCGGTCTGTACTCCATAACTAGGCAAATTGTAAACTAAACTATAAACAGTAGGACTGTTATTGGGAATAAGATTTGCAAAATCTATCTGTGCTTTTGATTGCAAATTCTTTTCTTGTGTTACTTGTGCAGCCATTGATGTGAAGTAAGAATTAAGCGTGGACACTTGTGCAGAACTGGTAGTGGCAATACTAACAATTGCATTGGTGGCCACCGGAAGCAGGCCTGGCCCAGTTGGCGGAGTATCTCCACCAGTGCCTGTAAATGCTGAATCGGCCGCTGTGGTTGTGACCACTGCATTGGAAGTAACAGCATAATAAGTTCCTGCGGCTGGTTGGCCGCCTGGAATGGTCACTGGGCCAGCAACTGGATCTCCATACACATTGCCTACCACGCTGTTCATGGTCTGATACACTGTGGTTAGATATGCGATATTGGTATTGGCAAAGGTAGATACTGTGTCAAGGAAATAGTCAGTGACTTGATATCCAGCGGCAATGCCCAACACATCGCATACCACAACAGAGTTGCCAGTAGTACCGGCTATGTTTGCGAGATAATCAGAAACAGATGTAGGAACTGCCTGAGTCAATGCTGTTATCAGCGGAAGGTTGTTGGTAGTTTGTAAATTGATCACGGCGTTGGCCAACACAGGCAAGGTCATGTTGGTGATGCCAGCGATCTGTTGTAGGCTGGTTGCAACGGCTTTGGCTGCTAGAGCTTGATCAGACGGAATAATTTGACTGAGTCTATCGTAGGCTATCATACTAGGCTACTCACTACATAAGGTGGCAACAACGAGATCAAGTTGGTGTTGACTGCGCTGGTACTGTTGACATATATGGCCACTGGCCCGTTAGCAGTAGGAGCAGTTAGACTTTGATAACTGTTAGGAAACAGTTTTAATGGATTCAACAAGTCGGCCATGGTTGTAATTCCCACAGTGGTTACTCCCAACACAGTTAAAATTTGAGTTAAATTGTCGCCTGTGATCTGTGTCATAGCTTGATACATAAGACGTTGAGTGCTATCAATCACACTCACAGTAGGGCTGGTCAAGTTTAACACTATGTCAGTAGATATGCCGGCATTGATAAATGCCACTGACAGGGTTGGAATAGTGCCTGTTATAGAATACAACTGTTGGACCAAGGCCAGGGGACTACCAAAGTTAGAAAGGTCAGCTAGATTGATCAGTCGTCCAAGATTGGCTAGATCAGTGCCAAATGGACCTGTTGCTAGATTAATTGAAGTGACGCTACCAGTGATCATGTTGTTCATTGTGGTAAATGTGTTGCCAAGATAGGTCTGACTGTTTACTGCACTATTGATGAATACACTAGTTTGGTCAGTGTAGCCTTGTGCTTGGTTAACTGCCTGTGCTAGTTTACTGACATTGTTGCTGCAAATATCTACCACAGCTTCAGCTAATACCACGTCGGTCATTTGTACACCAAGCCCGCTGTACGCAGGTGGCACACTGTTGCTCAATGCAGCACAGGTGTTGGCCGCTAATGTTTTAAGATTGCTAATTACATTTGCTGATAAAATATTTCCAGTACTGCCCACTGAAATAGTGTCCAGGAATGGTGATATCAATGCGGTGTCTTCGTATGAGGCAATGGCAGCGGTTAAGTTGGCGCTGATACCAATGCCTTGATTTTGTAATAGTCCGGCAGCAGCGTCAAGTTGTAAAGCAGTCAAGGATCCTGTAGTGGCCATAATTATCCTATTATCACATCAGGGCTGCCACCTGATCTAGGATGTCCACAGGTATCAGTATCTCCGGTTAACACCAACGGAACTCCGTTGACTAGCACTGTGGAATTATTGGCTTGAGTTTTAGCGTTACAATGAGTTGGAGGGCATCCGCGTCGCCCACAACATGGATGAGCACTTACACTTGCTCCGCGAACTGCGGCAGCACGGCCGTTGATCAACACAGTGTTGTCTCCATTGAGAATTACACCCCCGGCACTGTCTTGATCTCCAACTCTTTGTGCTGCTGGCACAGTTTATCCCATTAAAATTTTACTATTACGCACTGGCTTGATACCAGTAGTGGCTTCCAGGTAACTATCGCATACTTCTTCACGACTAGGTGCGATAATTGATACTTGTTGTTTATTTATAGTCACATTTTTGTCAGGATCTGCTGTAAACAAACTATTCATCATATTGATACCCTGTGGACCTGGGATTACTGTTAATGGTTTTGCTACTGTATATGTTGTGTCGTTTTCTGCGGTAATTCGTGCTACAATTTCATCGCCGTTGGCAATTTTAAATGTATAAACTTGATCTAATTCTACTTTCATGTTATCCTTGTAAATGTTTTCGTAATTCTGTAAATCCGCCAATATACGCTTTGTCTAAAAAGATTTGTGGCAAAGTGCGGGCTGTTGGTACTGCTTCTAACAACTGCTCTCGAGTCCAATCTTTACTTACATTGCGTTCTTCAAATTCAATACCACGTGATTCCAATAATGCCTTTGCCTGAACACAAAAAGGACAGGCGTCCTTGCTCCATACTATTGCTTGCATAATCGTCTCCTTGTTATTATTATAAACTAGGCAACTGGTCGTAGTCAAGTGTATCACTCATTACGCCAATAACATAGTTAGTTGATTCTGATTCTTGTAATGCCGTTTGTTTATTACTGGTGTTGACATGTTTGTTAAACCATGGAATAGGTGTGGTCTTGGGTGCGGCTGTTTGATACTTGATGCCCACTTCTTTAAGTGCGTTGACTGCTGTGTAGTCAACAAAGTCTTTGAGAATATTAGCGTTTAATCCGATTACAGGCCCTTTGTTAAACAAATAGTCTGCCCATTGTTTTTCTTCACGGATAACATCTTGATACAACGCATAAACTTCGGCTTCACATTCAACACGCATTTGAGCAAAACGACTATCTTCCTTACACACTTGATTGATCATCCAAGCTGTCCAATCCTTGTGTAGTATTTCGTCTTGTAGGATTAAACTGATAATGTTACCATTGCCAATAAAGATACGATTCTCGACCATGGCCAAACTAGTAGCAAAGCTAACCATAAAGCGGAATGCTTCCAAGGCATAACTGGCATGCAAGGCCATCCAGATGGCTCTGATATGTTCTTCTTCAGTAACTTTTTCACCAATCTCTTTACGGCAGTTAACTAAATGTAATGCGTCGTAGTAGTTGCCCACACTCGACGCCATGTCAACAATTTCTTTGGTATCGTGGATTGTGTTGAATGCATCTTTGGGCACATTGTAAATGTTGCGAATGATATGACTGTAACTACGACTGTGAATGTTGGTTTCAAAGAAACCCCAGTTGAACATGAGTGATTCGAGTTCAGGGATTGAGCATACAGGTGTAAACACTTGTGTTGGTCCACGTCCTTGTAAACTGTCTAAAGCAGTTTGGCGTAACAGGTTGCTGGTAAAGATATGACGTACTGTATCAGTGGCTTCTTTAAAGTCGTTGGCGTCTTTGGTCAGACTGATCTCTTCTGGCACCCAAAAGAATCCGCGAGCTTCGGCTTCAAATTTGGTTAGTTTTGAATATTTGACTTCCTCAAATCTCTGTATGGTCACAGGACCCGCTGGATCCAGAAACATCTTGCGATGTAGGTAATCTGTTTTTGTTTTTAAATTGTATTGTTCTTTTGACATTTTTTTTCTCTTAAAGTTTACATGCTTCACAATCTTCTTGATCGTCAAAGTTTACAGCTTCTAACTTTGCCTCTGGTTCATCCTGACCTTTGCTACCTTGCTTGTTGATCAGGCTATAGTAGAAAGTCTTGATCCCAAATCTGTGAGCGTTCATCAAGTTTTTAGCAATTAATGTAGTTGGCACTTTACGGTCAGCAAAGTGTGCCGGATTATAAAAAGTATTTGAGCTGATACTTTGATCTACATAGGCTTGGATCACCGCGGCAGTTTTTAAATACCCCATGCAGTCTTTCTGCTCCCACATCAACTGATATTTGTTTTTGAGTTTGTTGTATTCAGGTGCCACCTGGATTAAACTTCCTGCTTTTGATTCTTTAACTGTGATCAAACTCATTGGCATTTCAATACCGTTGGTTGAATTAATAACAACACTTGAGCTCTCAACCGGTGCTACCGCCATTAGGGTAGCATTACGTACTCCGTGAACTTTCATTACCCCACGTAATTTTTCCCAATCCAACTCTGGTTTGAAGTTTGCTAATTCGTTAACTGCTTCTGCACGAAGTTCCCACGGAAATACTCCTTGACCATAGCGTGTTAGTCCTGAGTGACTGCATGGTCCACGTTCTTTGGCCAGTTCTACAGTGGCTTCGGTCAGGTAGTAGGCCTGATGCTCCATCCAGGTTTTAACTTCTTGTAGTGCATCCTTCTCACCATACAGTAGGCCGCGTTTGGCATGCCAGTAGGCCAGGTTAGTAATACCAATGCCTAGCGGCTGAATTTCTTGATTGCTCAGCTGTGACTGAATGGAAAGAAAATCTTGGTAGTCCAAAATATTACACAGGCTACGCTGAAGTATACGACAAGCACGGCGCATGTCTTCTGGATTACGGAATGCTCCCCAGTTGATCGAACCCAGCGTACATAGGGCTATACGACCTTCGTCGTCGTCTAAACGCTTGAAGCTCTTAGTCGGCAACAAGATTTCGCAACAAAGGTTACTTTGATAGATGGTATGGAATTCAGGATCAAATGGACCTTGACTCTGAACATTGTCAATGAACACAAGATAGATACGGCCTGTGTCAGTGCGCTCTTTTAAAATGCCGCCTTTGAATACATCTTCGGCTGCCATTTGTTTTTTGCGTAAGTCCTTGCGTCGTTCATACTTTACATACAGCTCTTCAAATAATTCTGTATTTTTATAAAAGGCTTCATACAAATCTGGAACTTCGTTTGGATCAAAGAACGTGATTGATTCTCGATTTTTAAAACGCCGCCAAAAGAAGCTGTTGAGCACGACCCCATAATCCATAAATCTGACTCGTGTTTCTTCTGTGCCTTGATTATTCTTAAGCACAATAAGATCGTCAAACTGATAGTGCCAAATAGGATAGAACACAGTAGCACTTGCATTGCGGATACCTCCCTGACTACAACTACG